GTTCCAGATTGGGGCATAGCTAAGTGGCATTCATCTATAAAAAAAGCGACTTTTTGTCCTTTTTCATTTTCCCAATCTGAATATTGTAAATAATGGTCTTTTTTAGAAAATGGTCGTTGTCCGCCATAGTTATGAAACTGACCATCGACAACATCTATTAATTCTCGACAATATTCACCGTAAACGGTGCAAAACTGCTCAATGTTTAAAGGGAGGTTAGTAACAATTTTTCTTTTGTCTTTTGTGACAATAGGAATGATATGTGTGACAACAGCTTCATAAGATTTACCACCACCTGGCTTACCGTAAATACCATTAATCATTTTAACTGCCTAGCCTAACAAGAGGAATTAGTTGTAAAAAGAAACGAATAGTTAAAGCCGTTATTATCATGCCCATAGCTTGAGAAAGTCCGATTTGACTTGCAATGTGAGCCGTTTGAGGGGGAATAGCTGATATATATTGTGCAACGTCAAGACCTTGAAACAAATATCCTAATCCATCTAAGATATGTAAAACAACGGTAAAAACTTGGTCTAATATCCAAAGAAAAAAATCTTTTTGAATTTCATAAACAGTAAGAACAATAGAATAGAGGAAATCTACAAAAATATTCCACGTTTCAACGAGCCAATCTAACATATTAACCCCCAAAAATTAACGCGCGACAAAGAAAGCCCGCAGTAACTAAAATAAATATTCTGATAGCAGCCCAAATTGAAGAATCTATAGGTAGGGCATGACAGCCATAATTACCCATTGCACCAAGATTAAAACAAAAGTTGAGATCCATCGGTTGGCCGTTAGGTAAGTTTGGATTGAAATCATCCAAAAATTGAACATATTCGGTCTGACTGAATTGGTCGGTTTTTTCATCCCATAGGGAAGTAATTCCATTTGGGTAATCTGATTCCCAAAAAGATTTTGCACCATCAGTTGGTTCTGTATTTCTTGTTAAAGATGTAGTAGATGTAGTGTTTTTTTTAATATCATTTAAAAGAGCATTTGTTTTTGATAATTGACCATCTAATTTTTCTGTTTGTTTGTTTACGGCTCGTTCAGTATGATCTGGTTCTTCTGGTGGTTCTACTGGTGGTTCTTCTGGTGGTTCTACTGGTGGTTCTTCTGGTGGTTCTTCTGGTGGTTGAATGCAAGAGACTGTAAAATTTGAGGGTGATATGTAATCAAATTCAAAAACGCCTTGTGAACATGGTTCGTTTATTTTAGCCCATTCCAAACAAGTGTAATAATCCATACATTTTGATTGGCATTCTGAATTGATTGGAACAATTGAACCATCCATGCAAAGTTTTGTTGATTGTTGACATTCTGAAATATCTGAAACAATTGAACCATCTAAACAGGTAATAGGCTGTTGACATTCTGAAATATCTGAAACAATTGAACCATCTGAACAGGTAATAGGCTGTTGACATTCTGAAATATCTGAAACAATTGAACCATCTGAACAGGTGATAGGTTCCTCACAAAAAAGTGTAGAATCAATATATGAACCATCTGGACATAATTGTAATGGTTCTCTATCACAAAAATCATCGTAACCTAAAATATCTGACATAAAACCATCAGAACAAAGAATCGGTTGGTTTTGGCATGCAGTCATTATTGAAGATTGAAATGAATCATCACAGACAAGGTGTGAGATCTGCAATCTAGCACCTGCTTTCTCTTTTTTTTGACTATTTAAGGTATAAAAAACTTGAGCTGTACAAACATATGAACCTAGTGGCAGACAGGTTGAAATATCAGCAATTTCATAAGATGGAATAGCACCAGATGGAAAATAATCAGGTGGTATATATTGAGCTTGAAGAGATTGAAGCTCTGATATTGTATCAGCGTAAAATGTAGGCTTACCAGAGAAACTTGTCATCTCTCCCTTATAGTATGATTGTGATAAAACAATAAAAGGTGCTAAAGATAGCACCAATATAATAAAGATTTTTTTCATTTATCCGAACCCTTTACAAACTTCAATAGCGCATAATGTACCGATTAACGCACAAATGATGTAGAAAAGGGCGAGTAATAGACCCGCCACAATTCGCCCCTAACCTATGCGCGTGAAACAGCGCGTTTAGCTAGAGAAATACCTTTATAAGCTAAAGCAATACCAACAATTAAAACACCAGCGCCACCGACAAAAGTCGCAACTGCTGTTAAATCTACCGCAGTAAAAATAGCATCCATAATAAAACCCCTTTTTTAGTTGGTCGAAATTGACCGATTTTTTGTGCGAAATGCACTACACTTTTTTAATAACCTGACGAGCATTTTTAATGCAATAGCCAAGAAACCAAAAAAACATATAAGTACCAAAGCCCCAAGTAAAAGATTGGGCTATCTCTAAAGAGTTGACATTTTCTAAACCCTGATAGAAATCGGCTTTGGTTTTTAACTCGCTATATTCATAAACTGAAGAAATGACATAACCAGAACAGTTTTCATTTGTACTGGTAGATTCTCTGAAAACTGAATAATTTCCAGAGGTATCAGAGCCGTTTGAATCTAAGATATAACAAGCCATGAATTAGTTACTTTTTAACTGGAACTAGCATTGTGTTAAATGGTGAAAGTTCAAGTTTTCCATATTTATTAGCCTGATAAGATGAAAGGCAGATATTGTAGTCGCCAACAGGGAGAACTTCGTTAATATCATCGTGTGAAATTTTTATTTGTTGAGGAAAAGCACCGCCATTGTGCATATACGCCCTTTGTTCAAAAGTGATTCGATCTACACCTGTATCTCTATTTTTAAAGACTCGCTTCTCTGGTGATTCGTGACCAGAAACAATTTGTATTAGTAATGAACTCATTTATTTTATCTCCTAAAAAGCCGAACTATTTCGCGCCTGTTTAGTGATACTAAATGAAAGTGATACAAAGTGTCAATAACATTTTGTGTCAAAATGGGTTATATTTAGAAAACTAGCTAATAAATATGGAATTAAAATGAAAACAGAATCAATTAGGGTAAAAAATGAGGATGGTGAAAAAATCAGACAGGCGAGCAGGGAATTATCAGCGGAATTACAAATGCGAATAACTAGTTCGGATGTAATACATGAATTGATGGAGTGCTTAGAAAATGGAAAGAAAAGAATTAAGGCGAAAGTTAAGGATGCTAGCGAGAAAGAAGAACGTTAGCTTACGTAGACTTTTAAGGCAATTAGAGAAATAAAAATAAAAATAAAATAGGTAGTTTAGGCTACCATTTTTTTTAGTTCTTCCCATGAATTAACAGCTACAAGTTCAATAACATTCCTTGAGAAAGGCATAACTTCCCCACTTTGAAAATCGGCTTGGGTTAAACCTGCATGCAATGCTATTTGTTTGTGTCTTTGAAAGGTGGCCTTACTCATTAAAGAATCTTCATTTTTTGGGCTGTAAACATTTATATGCCCGATAGTTTTAATTAAATTCCATGTTGCAAAAGCTTTTAATCCTAGACCTGATTTATAACCTAGTTCAATACTGGCTTTTTCAAATTTTGATTTTATTTCTTTTGTGTTCACTGTGTTTATTCCTCTGCCCACTCGACTATTCCAAAATTGATGGAACATCTTCTCTAGGTCTTTATGTGTTAATTGATACCAGTGTCTTTTAGGCATTTTATAGCTAGAACCGATTTTTTTCAAATCTTGTTTAAAATAACGTGAATTAAATTGTGCCTCATAACGTATTAAACCAGAGGAATAAATTAGGCGTTTTGATATTTCTGATGCTTTATCATGATATATACAAAGTGTTTTTATTTTTTCAATTTCAGAATCTTTACATAATGAGATTGCAGAATCTAGGGCGTAATGATCGAAAGAATTATCATCATTAATGGCTTTCATGACTTGAGGGAATCTTTTATTGAAATCTCGTTTTAGCTGTTTTCCTTTTGCATACATTTTACCACTAACAACTTGATTGCCTTTAGAAATATAGACAGAATCGCCATACGTAGCAGTTTGATAGCGCCCTGCTTCGGCTTTTCTATGATGATTTAGAACTTTTTCGACTTCTCCTGCATTGCCTAAAAAATAATTTTGAGTAATGTCGAGACGCGTAATATCCCATTGCGTGTAGGCTGGTAAAACGATGCCTAGTTGTTTTTGAACAAACTTAAACATGAGAAGAAAATTTTCTTTTATGTCGGTAGAGCCGAAAACATTATCATGTAAATCTAGCGGGTCAGGAAAAAGGCGAGCAGGGCTACCAGTCATTTGAAAATGACCGCCTAATGAACAGGTGACTTGATGTGTATCGCTCCTGATAGATTCTCGTCTAAAAGACTCATATTCGATAGTTCCATCGGGATTAATAGATAAAATAAGCCCTGAATTTTGTCTGAGCTTTTCGAGGGTTTCAGGGAGCATTTTCGAGATGCAAACCTTAGCAGTTATATAATCAAGAAGCATAACTGAACCTTTTTGAAACGGTAAACAAATAACTAAAAGTCTCACCTGTGAGACAATCCCCAAGTGTTACTAGAAACTTGGGGAAAAAGCCTTTTTTCGAGCCTCTCCCGCAAGCGGGTGCCCTCTCAAAAAAAGAGCTTTTTCTTGTGTGTTTGTAATTATTATTCTTCATATAATTTCACTCAAGTTTCATTTGGTCGTTAAAAGAAAAGACAGGTTTAGCAGGAAGAAGGATTTTTTACTTTGTGTTAACTCTGGAGGGTTAGTTCTCCAGAGTTAAGCTTTTTGAACAAAGTGCGTTACCGCTTCGCTCCATTGCTACGCAATAAAAAATTAGTATTCAGATTTACTAAATTGTTTTTCTGCTAATTCGGGATCTAAATTAAAAGCACATTCATTACATACATTATGAAAATTACCACTTTCAAATTCACAATGGCATTGTTCACAAATATTAATATCTTCGTTATCTATATAAGGCATTGTTTAAATATCCTCGAAAGTTAAAGTTATACTCATTCCATCTTCAAAGGAAAAAGTTTTGTATATAGTGCCAAGGGTAGAAAATGTACGCAAAGAATTTTTTTGAGTAACAAGGTTATAAACAAAACATTCTGATTTTATATGTAATTCTACAAAAAAAACAT